TTATCATCTTCTACTTCTTCTCTAGCCTGAATACTCACATGATCCATAATATGACCCTGTAAAATAGCCATAACTTGAGGATTATTTTTAACTAAAACAGAAGACATAAACGCTCTATGAGAATCAATATGAGCTGGTTGATTTTGTCCTCTAAATGCAGTCAATGACGACCCTCTTAAAGAAGCAGCATTTTCTAAACCAGGATCCTGAGGTTGTGGTTCTTTTGGTACAGGTAACAATACATCAATATCTTTTACTCCTAAGGCTTGATACATTCTTCGGTAAGCTTCATACATGTTATGAGCTCCTGGGTCCGCTTGTGCCAGTTGTAATTGAGTTTGTGCTAATGTAACACGCTGTGACATCGAAAAAATGTTTGGATCTGATACAGGAACAATGTCTATATCATCACTAAAATCTTCTGTCTTTAAACTTGGAACAGCATCTTGACCTACTTCATAAGGATAAAAAGGAGGAAGAGATTCTGCAAATATTTTAGATAATAATTTAAATTCTATTTTTTGTGCATAGTGTAATCGTTTGTGAATAGCTGACATAACTCTTGCACCACGTTCCATTAATGCCATTGTTGTTCCTACAGGAGCTCCAGCTTGAGCCGCGTCTCCTATTTTTTGATCGGCTATTGCCGCAAAACGACTGCCTGCTTCTACACAAAAACCTAGTAATTGAAATAAAGTTTGAGATGGTTCTTTATACGGTAAAGGCAACAAGCCTTCACGTAGACTTCCCCCAGGTGCATCTACATCTCTGAATTCTCCTGGTTGTAACGGTGTGTCATCGTCTTTAACTCGCAGCCCTCTAGCTTTAAAACCTGCAGGGAGATTGGACAACGTACCAGCATCGAGAAGTTGTCTAAGCGCTGAAGTTGCTGTTCTGGAGAGACCCCCGAGCATGTGGATAAGACCAAAGCCATAAAAACTAAAGCCAGGTAAAAATTTATAATGAACAAAATATTGTTTTTTCTTTTTTTGTGGATCTTGTTCTGCATAGTTTCTGTAAATAGATAATACATGAGTAGAACCTTCATCAATTGTTACAATATATGGAACTTTAATACCATCTTCACTATCTATTCCTTCTATGTTTAAATCAACATGCATTTCTAATAATTGATAATCTTCGTCATGATAATTTTTTCTAACACCAGAAATTTTACTTTCCTGTTCTTGTAGTCCTGTTTCATCAGTCCATTTTTCTAAATCTACATCACGGTATAATCCCGCTACTTGTAATTTACGAACTTCATTTTTTGTACGACGAACAACATGAGTAACTCTTTCACATGAAGGAAAATCAGTGGTTTGATAAGGAACATATAAATCATCACTCGGAACAAATTTAGAAACTGCTCGTTGTAATCCTTCATCGTAATAAACTTTTTTAAAAGCAGATCCTGAAAGAGGTAGATAAAATAATAATGAATCCATATCGGGATCATATTCTTCCATCTCATAAGTAATTTGATAGTTCATGTAATCTTTAACACGCTGTGCTTGTTCTTCTTTTTGTCTGGTAATGCCACCTAAAATTTGTGTATTAACTGGTCCGCCTGGTGGTAATAATTCTTTGTACGCTTGTGCTTGAAATTGTGTGATAGCCTCGGATAACATTGGGTGGGTCACGGAACTCGCACCAGCAAAAGGCATTGTTCTTTCTTGATATTTAAACCCTAAAAGATCTAATCCTTTTTTATATGTATCTTCCCATTCTTTTCTTGAAGCTTTATCATCTTCAAAAGATTGACGTAAGT